TAAAGTCACTTGGTTGCGTACTGCTTGTACCGTTAGAAGCATATTGGTTCTTATATACTCTTACTCCGTTTTCATATCTGAGAGCTAAAGTGTCATCTAGCCAAATTTCTTTGATAGCATGGACTACAGTATGATGCCAGCAAATAATAAAATTCAGCCGACTAACAAAATCATTCTCTGTGCCTTCGATGTTTGCAGGTGAGTCATATCTACCGTCAACACCTACAACAGACTGATAAACTATCGTGCCACCTTTTCTTGTTTTTCCGTAAACAATATCTCTAACAGCAGTTGGGTTTCTGGTTGTGATATTACGACCACCCATGGTATCTGCTTGTGCGCCCGCCTGTAGGTCTTGCGCCACTTCTTCCATTGAATCAATTTGATAATCCATTACAAGCGCAGTGCCAACGCCAACAGCAATAGCAACGGTAGCAGTTGCACCTACTGCTGCCGCACCTAACCCTGCTGTTATACCTGCTACTATTGCCATCTAATTGCCTATATACTTTGTGTATAATCTTTCGGTTAACGTAAAATCTAAATGCTCTAACAAACTATCGAAGGGTGAATGGCACTTAGTATTGATAGTTAAGCTAGACACCTTCTTTTTCTTTAAGTCTTCTTCTACATACTTAATAAGTCCCAATCCTGCGCGACCTTTTCGGTATTCAGGAAGTATGTATATTATATCGCAAGCCGCGAAAATATGGTCTGCATAATGCAATCCTTTAGTCGCAACAACTGTGAAATAGCCTACTAACTTATCACCCTCTCTAGCAGTATAAGCATACAAAAGACCTAAACTTTCTAGCTTGTCGTAAGTTTCCCAATCAGGATTAAGTTTAATTACGTCTTGATTGAGTGCTATCTCTTCCCAATGCTTTTCAATTAAAGGTTGTACTTCTTTCCTACAGTCTCTTACTTTTTCTATTTGATATTTCATCACTGTCCCCAGATAAGTTTTTGCTCCGCTATATCCTCAACAAACATTAAACCAAAATCACTAACACCATGCACATCTTGCTGGTCTTCTTGTGTATATCTTCTGATATTTCTATCATCTAGCCTAACTAAAAAGTTCTCGCAAGTAACCTCAATTATAATCTCATTACCTGTCTGTCTGTATACCATGTTATCTAAGATGCCAGTGAAATAACGAATTGATGGGTCTATACGATCTAAGTTTTCATCAAGCTGAAAAATGTATACTCTAACCTCCGCGCCTTGAAACTCTGCATCTCTAGCAATAGTCACTAAACTGTTATCACACCCAGATAGCTGTATGGTTATACCAGAAGTACCTAAGTCACTATTCTCATTTACAGAACTTATTGATAACAAACTACCTGCTGGGGTGTAAACACCAGGGTCAGATGCTGAAGTATATTCCTTGATGCCATTACTTAGCAAAAGATTATCAGTACCATCAATACCAAGAATCTGAACAGCCATGCAGAACTGATACTTGCCATTATCTATGTCAGTTTCAAAATCTGTATGTATGCCTCTAGACATTACTGTGCCTCAATACAATTGAAGGTAAAGTCATAAAAGCCTGAGTCATGCATATCCCAGCCAATATCGTTTCTAGATAATCGCCAAGATGTTTTAGGTAAATCAATGGTTAGAGCCTGTGAGGCTGTTACTTCTGTTTTTAATGCAGGGGCAATAGATACATTACCGACACTTGTAGATATATCCTCTAGAGTCATATAAAGCTCATTATTAACTTCAAAATGACTGCCCGCAGGTAATCCATTGGAATCACCTAGAGTAATTAACATAGTAGTTGAGCCAACGTCTATAGTTGTGCTTCCAGTATGTGATGCTGTTCTACCAGTTTGCACCATCAAGGGATTTCCAAATTGGAACGTCTGTGTAACGCCACCTAAAGCAGTAATAAATGCAGAAAAAGCCATGCCTTCATCTCTATCTAGAGGTCTTAATGTTATCTCTGCTTCCCATCGAGCATTAGTGTAATTGGTAATTAACTGCTTATAGTTTGTAGCTGATTGAGTCATTGCAGCACTGTGTACCAGCTTTAGGTTACAGCTTTTGATTATAGACTCACCATTTACAGTAGGAAATGTTAAAGGGTATGTTAAAGCCATTTTATCTGCCTGTTATCATCTGTGAATAAGCACCGCCTCTGCGAGTCTCTTGTGCGACTGCTACCTTACTAGCTTCAGCTATCTGTGGCATTAGGTTCTTTATTTCTGATCTTACAGTATCTTGAACACCAGTGCTAATGTTTATAACCTGGTTAACAACAACGCCACCAACACTACCGCCTTTCGTATGGTCGATTACAGTCTCATTTGGGTGTAGTATAGCAGGGAATCCACCTTTACCGTCTACACCACCAGAACGAGAGCCATGACCAGTAAAACCACCGCCCTCAAATGATGCTTCAGCCAAAGCAGTACCCATTATCAGACCTGCATTAATACCACCCATTACTTTCATAGTTGCTGCGTGAGCCTTACCAGCTGTTAATATTGCTGGAGCTGTAGGAGCTGTAACAGGGTTTGTTGCTGCCGCTGCTGCCATGCCCGCATAAGCAGTCATGGTTAGACCTGCTGAAACATGACCTTGTATAAGGGCGTTAGCCGCTGCTAGAGTTTTGGATATAAGAGCAAATGCTTTAGCTTCTTTAGAACCTTTCTTGAAAAAGCCACTCATAATATCAAAGGTATTTGCAAACTGACTTGTTACTGTTGATGCTGTATTCAGCATAGAAGCCTGAAGACTAGCATCCATGTTTTTATATTCTGTAAATATTTTCCCTATAGCTTCAGTCAAGCCCATATCTTCAGCTTTCTTTTTAATCGAATCCATTTGTATAGCAAATGCTTCATCTTCTAACTCAGGAGTGATTCTTGCCATGAATTGATTTTCTGTCTCAGGCTTTCCTGCCTTTGCTGCTTTTTCTCTTGCTTTAGTTATATCTTCAAGTCGCTTTAATTCAGCAAGATGCATCAAAAGTTGCAATCCTTCAGTTGCACTTAACTCATCTCGTAATACTTGCTGTCTAATCTCATATTCTCTAACTGCTAAAGATGACTTTCCGTATGTTTCAATTTGCTTTACAAGTGCATCATCTTGTTTTACAAATGCTGTAGTAGTGTTATCAACCTTTTCTTTAAGAGCAGCTTGTGCTTTTTGATAGAAAATTATATTGCTATCTAACTCAGTAAGTCTTTTGTTATAATCCTCAAGAGTCTCTAATTCACCTTTTTTAGCAAAAAACCTCTCAAAAAATGAACCCGTCTCTAATACAGTAAGCCTATCTCTTGAAACATTATTAAGTCTTTCTAACTCATCTGTGTATTCTTTTAGTTTTTCTGTAGCTAACAGTTTTGCGTATTCTTTCTGTGCTGGTGCTAAGTTGTCAAAATCATCAATCAAATCTTTGTTAGCTTCCTTTAATTCTTTTGCTGCTTCTGTAGCACCAAACAAACTTGGCACTAAAGACATAGAAATAGCAGCACCCGCTGCAAGAACAGCACCAATCATCGCACCGCCAGGTCCAAATAATGAGGCAATCTGAGAACCCTGCTGACCGAATACCAACATGGCATTCTGACCCATCTGCAACTGAACCGCGATGTCCTGCACCTGATGACCTACCTGCCCTAAACCACCACGCATTAAGCGTAGCTGACCATGAGTCTTTTTAGTCTGATTCTCGAAGTTTTTTGTAGCTTTTTTGGCTCGATGCATTCCGACATCAAATTGTGATGCATCAGCTTCAATTTTAACTACTACATTTGAACCAACATTAGCCATTTTCTTTATTCATCCTTTCTTGCTTGAGACGTAAGTATACAAACCAATGATTAAACTCATCATCAGTCATAGCTAAAATCGTTGAGAGGGGCTGACCAAGGTGTTCTGCCAACTGAAACATAGCATATATCTCAGTAGGCTCACCTTGATCATTTATTAGTTTTTTTCGACTTCCTCTTGATCTTGAACATCAAGAACAAAGTTTGCCACTCTACTTAATACTTCAGGATCAACGCTTTTTCTCAGCTTAGATTTATCAGAGAGATCAAATACAGAATCTCCCTTTTCATCTGTAATGCCAAATATCAAAGCATACACCAGATAATCAGTATTATCGCCATCGGCTCTAGCATACCATCTGGCTTTGTCTTCTAAAGATAGGTTCTTCGAGTAGAGAGTGCAGTCCCACTCATCTACCCGAATACTTCTAACTTCTTTCCCACTAAAGTGCGCTACGGCACTATCTATTAATTTTCCCATGGTTTTATTCCTATTATGATATTGTTAGTTTACCAAGACCAGTTGCAGTAAATGAAACCTCAATAAGTCCGTCACCAGCAACTGATTTAGAAACTGAAGTTACAAGAACACTTCCAGAATAAGTATCACCACCAGCTTCAAGTGAAACCGTTACTCCTGCATTAGCAAGCATATCAGAAACAGATTGATTGATGTTGTTTGTCATCTCAATCTGACCATTAGTTGCAGCGTCATCAAAGAAACAGTTAATGCTTGCAGTCCAAGAACGGTTAGTAACTTTAGTTCTAGTCCAGCCTTCATCAGCATTTGATGTGCCTACCATTGTAGTTGCATCTACTGTGTTAGCAGTAATTTCAATCGTGAAGTCTTTAACTTCAGCCATAGTGCTTGTGCCTACTGTGACTACGCCTGAGTGTCCAGTGTGTGTTGCCATTTTAATTACCTCAAATATATATAAAAGGCGTAATCGCCATTAAATTGAAATATCAGGGTTATTTTCTCTTACCTGATACGTTACTTCAACAGTCAGTGTACAAACAGCTACGGGCTGATCTCCACCACCGTCAAAATCTGCATCGAAGCTAGTAATGCGTGTATCCTTAGCATTACCGCCACGAGTTAAATCTGTATACAATGCCTCTTCTATCTCAAGGCATATTTGATCCAGAGTGTCATCGTAATTAGCCACTCCTTTAACATATATCTCAACCTGATATTCACACCGTCTTATTTGCGTTCTAGGTGTACTCACTGTTTCATAGGCTGTTTCCTCTGACCTATTATACAGCAAAATACCAGGCAGTTTTGAACCATGCATGGGATAGACTCGACTTTGAAACACATTGCTACGAGTTGTTGCAAGACCAGTAAGTGTTGTCTTGATATTATCCCTTATGCTCTTTCTTACATGACTCATGGCTGTTCCTCTAGTGCAATCTCTGTAAT